TTGTTGATCCCCTAAGTAATGCTAATGAACATCCACTTCCATTATCTGTTTCTAATCGCACACCTTTTTGATTTGCCATAATTAATACTTTTGATGTAGCCAACTGAGGTGTAATAGTTACAGAAAGTCCAGTATCAGCATAAGCGTTAGAGCTATGTGCAGTTTGCGTTGAAGCCGTTCCTTGAACTACCTGCACCACATACCTATTCGTGCCATCTGCTGTCTGTCCTCGTATGCTGTCTACTCTTAATGTACTCATTGTTTATCCTATGACGGTTCTTTTGGAAAATCAGATTCGTCTATCTTTGGACTATTTTCCACAAACTTAGGGGTAACTGTCTTTGTTAAATCTCTGAGTGCTTGTCTATATGTTGCCCATTCTTTCTTTTTTTCCTCAGACAAAGGGCTATCATTAGCTTGTGTCCAATCACTATTTTTTAACTTATTATTTCTTAAATCTCTAAAGTGTCTTAATGCTATTGACATATTATTACCCTATTAAATATCCACCAAACCTAGACAAAGTACCAAAAACATCTGTTTGCGACCCAAAACATACTTGTATATAATCGTTTGCATTTAGATTTATGACTATTATATCCGTTGCTGTTGAATCAAGTCCAGCATCCTCTCCACTTTTTACAATAAATCCCTGCTGTCCAGAGCCTTCAATATCAGAGCCATTTTTCCTGAATTTAAAAGTAGAAGTTGTGTCACTGTAGTGCGTATAACAGTGATAGTATAAATAATACATTCCTGAGACTGGAGCTACAAATCTATTTGTGCCTGTAACAAAGTTGTTTTGTAAATCAAAACAATCGAAAGATGAAACATCATCGAAAGGTATAACTGTTCCATTAGCTCCATTAGTCCATGCAGAATTATTGTACATTGCTAAAAACGCAGGTTTAACAGGAGTAAAAACTCTGCCAGAACTATCAATAGTCTGAGCCGTAGTGCCATTCGTATGCTTTATATTCTGTACTAAAAGGTTGCTCATATGATTGCTAGATTACCTCCTGAGTTTACTGTAACGGTTATGCCAGATGATACTGTCAAAGGTCCTGTGGCTGTGGCATTCTCTGTAGCTTCTATCGTTGTGTCTACATCTACAGTCTGTGAGTTAACTCTAAACATACCACCGTTCTTAAAGTTGCCTTTGTTCTGTGTCGGTATCGTAATACTTGTATCTGTTGCACCAAGATAAATAACAAAGATATTACCTGTGCCAGTTGATGGAGCCTCTGTAAATGTAAGGTTTGTACCATTCGGCACTGTAAATGCGTCTACACTCTCCTGTATTACACCGTCAACGCTGACTATGATGTCTTCCTGAGTAACAGTCTGGTTTAACGTAAAGACCGTTGTAGAGTTATCTCCGTTGAACTCCTGCGTTGCAGGTCTTGATGAAAAACTAGAACCAACTTGATTACCTATATGTGGCATTACCCCTCCTATGTACTAATAGCGTCCACAAAACTAACATAACAATTCAAAGACGCATCCGTGTTTGACTTTACAAATAGCTGATCTCCGTTCTGTAAAACTATCTTACTACCCCCATCTATCAACTCTAAGCTTGATCCAGATGGTATCGGTGCGTTTTTTATTAGATATACGTCTAAATCACTACCCCCTGCTGCTGCTGTTCTTACAAAACAATCCACAGTAATCTGGGAAGTGATTACATTTGCCATTCTTATACCGACTATTGCATCGTCAGAGTCACAGTCAAAGACGGCTCTTGCCGTTGTTCCTATGTTGATATCGCTACTACTGTCTTTTGCTACTGCTCTTTCAAAATCTTGTGCCATTCAACCTCCTTTACAACGCAATCGCCATCGCTGTGGCAAAACCTTTAGTGGCTGCCCCTATATCATCTGCAACTTCTGATGCGCTTCTACCCTCAACACTTGTCCCATCAACTCTCAGAAAGTCATTGTCAACAACACCACTTGTTGCTACTAAAACATTGCCATTTGATATACCTGTGGATAATGTTGCTGTTGATGTTACAGCTACATCATTGAGTGTGATAGCATCTGCTTCTAGCGTTCCATCCACATCTACATCACCAGATATGTCTAGTGATCCTGCCTGTAAAGCTCCGTCTGTAACGGTTAAGTTTCCTGTTGATGCCCCAGTGGCTGTTGTTGTTCCTACTACAAATGTATCAGAACTCTCATCCCACATTATTATGGCATTATCGCCAGTAGAACCTCTTTCGATAACTATACCACAGTCGTTAGAGTTTGAGGTTGCTCCACTGTTTAGCTCTAACAAACTATCCTTAATAGTTGTATTTGTAGTATCCACAGTCGTTGTTGTGCCGTTTACTGTAAGGTTTCCTGCAAAGGTTGCATTTGCTCCACTAAAGGTTACGGCTGTTGTAGGTGTTGAACCTGACTTTATAACAAGCTCACCACTACTATTTGTTAAACTACCGAATGTAGTGCCATCGTCTTTTAGAGTTACATCGGCTCCACCTGCGTCTAGGGTTATGTCTCCTGCTGAATCTAATGTAATGGTTGATCCTGTTACTGTTTCTATAACAGGACTTGTCAGAGTTTTGTTGGTTAGCGTAGCCGTAGATGTCGCTGATACTAAACGAGCATCTCCACCTGTGCTAGGTAGGGTTAGTGTATTATTAGCACTCTCTGAGTGAGGGGCTGCTATTATTGTTTGTCCGTGTGAGTTAGCCTCACAGTTTAACTTTATAGCACCTTGATTGTCATTTCCTTTTACAACAACTTTTCCTGTTCCGTTTGGAGCTAATTCTAAATCTCTGTTTGATGTGGTTACAATATCATGGGTCTGAACGTCCAATGCTCCACCCAACTGAGGACTAGTATCATTTACTACATCAACACCTGTAAGGCTTGCGCCACTACCACTAAAAGCTGTAGCTGTTACTGTTCCACCTATGGCAACATTATTACTGCCATCCTCGACCACCATCTTACTAGCAGGTATGGTTATAAATACATCTTTGGTTCCTACACCAAAATCTACCAGATTATTACTGTTAGAACTTGCTATGACTGATCGTGCTAAAGTTGTACCAGAGGATGTGAATGTTCCTAAACCAACCTCAAAAGCACCATTTGTATTATCAACAATAGCATAATAGGTTGTATCAGAATTAGATAGATTAGCAGTAAAAGTTTCAAAGTTCGTAACTGCACCTGCCAAGGTGATTGTGCCTGTACCTGTTGTCGTTGTCGTTTCACGAACTCTATCTGCAATCACAAATGCCATTAAGCTATCCTTATTATCGCATTACTTGAGTCAGCCGTTGGGAATACAACGGTAAAATCACCAGAGGATGCAGACTTATCTGCCCCAAAATCTAAAACGCATACAGATGTATCACCAGTAGTGTCTTCATTAAATATTAATGCTCCTCTGGCTGTTAGTGTTACATTGCTAAAAGTAAGATCAGAGAAGTCTGTAAGAGCCGTTGTGCCTGATGTGCTAGGGTCTACTCTTGTTAAGGTTCCACCCTTTGCTGTGTAGTTTGTTCCTGATACTTCATTACTTGTTGTATACTGTGTGGTGGATGCGTCTAAACTCGCACTTGATGTGTACAAGGCTAATTTAAAGGTATTTCCCCCACTATTTAGAAAGTTGTGCTTTGCCTCTAGTAGTTCCTTCTTAAAAGACGTACACATTGCCTGTGATATAGCCATTATAGCCTCCTTATGTGTTCTGCAAGTTTTTCATATCCTGCATCTTTAATAGCGTTGTAAATAGTTGTTCTGTCTGATTTTATAGCTTCTTTCATGTAAAACGCTATAACTTTTTCCAGATGTTCCTTGAACGCTCTTGCCTGTTCTCTAACTTCTGGGGTAGCTGTATCACTTACCTCTACTATTTTATCAGCACATCTTTTGGCTATTTCCTCTGGTGTAAAGCCTCTGTTCTCTGTTGTATGTACATTGACTATGGGCGTTTTGGGTAGTTCCATTAACATTACATTATCCTTGGTTCACCGTTTCTATAACTATCTCTTTTGTTTCTGCCATCAGCTAACTGCTTCAATCCCTCTAACGCCTCATCATAACGGGTTTTGTAAAAACCCACTATATCAGCCTCCCCTTTCATAAACGTAGCCGCTTCTACTAAACTACCATAAAGAAGAGTAGACTCTGCATTGTCTCCCAACCAGGAGGTAGATGAGGTCACTATAGATGGTGGATCGTAGTAATAGTGAAGTTGCACTGTATATGTAGAGTCTGGCGTGGGAGCTATTAAGAAGTTATCGCCATCAAACAATGAGTAGTATACAGGAAGACCTGATGTTGCTGTAGCAGGGTACGCTTCTCGTATAAAATTTACATCTTTTGGTAGCAAGAACGAATAGTTGCTACTGCCATCTACAACAGCAATAGAGAATACAGCTAGAAAATCTGTTGGCTTTGCTAAAAACCTGTTACTTGTAGAAAGAGATGTTGTTACGTTCTTCCTCAGTTCTGGGATAAGAATAGATCGGTATATTCTTTCTTCCGTTTGCCTGACGAAGTTAGGAATATTATTAACAAAAGTAGTTTCGGTGTTATCTGTATATTCCTTGATCGCATTTGTTAATTCTGTATAATTCATTTCTTGCTCTTTTTGCCTGCGTATAGATTATCAAAAATCTGGTTAACATCCAAGACATAATCTAAATCTGACTTTGAATAGTGAATGTGCTGCGATGGAAGAAAGTCTGGAGGTCCTTCTCCTGTTTCAAACCATGCAGGATGTGTAACTCTTACTCTGTTATTAGGTAAGGCTACAATGTTTCCTGTCCACTCCCCTGCATCTAATAACTCTAAAACATGACTTTGCTTATGTTGTGCAGGATCATCAGCTATTTCACTATCAGTATAGTCCACAGTAAAATAATATTTAGCAGGATAGAACTCTCCCCCTATCTTTGCCATCCAAGGGCATGGTGTTGCCCTGTCTAAAACATACACAGCATGGGTTCGGGAGGAACAATCCCACGGCTGTGCGAAGTCTC